AGAGAGAACACCACTCCCTCATGCGAGAGTGGAAGCTCTGCCCTGCCATGCGCGAAGCGAAGCACAGGGAGGGGCAGCCGACCGGAGCGGGAGCGAGAGGGAGGCAACCCGACAACGCTGGGCCTGCGCAGCATGGGCCAGCGAAACCAGAGTGAATGAGAGAGCGTCCCTCTCGCAGCACACTACTATCAACATGATAGGGACTTACTATTTCACCTGCACAGGGGCTTACTACCGGATACTATTGGCCCACGCCGAGACGCTAAGCGTAGAGGACGCCCATGAACTGCCCCTTTTGCCTTCACGACAAGTCCGCGACCATCTTGACCATCCCCGCCAACCGGCGGCAAGACGGGAAGATTTACCGGCGTCGCAAGTGCAAGGCGTGTGAGAAGGAGTTCTCTACTCTTGAGCTTTATCTTCAAGATGCAAAAGACCTTCAAGCCGGAGAAGGTCAGGAGCCGAACGACTCTTCCGCTTCTGGCCGTTCAACTGGTCCTTTGATCGACATTGAAGATGAACTCGAGAAGATGTTGCCCCACTCCATCGCGTCCATTCAGGCCGTTCTTGCACCCGGAGGCCCCGGAGTCTCGCGTCAGCGCGTTGAGACTGCGAAGTGGGTCATTCAGGACCGCCGAGATCAGCGCAGGATGCGGGCGGAAGAGCAAGAAGATTCGAATGATGAACAATTGAACAATCTTCTTCGGCTGGTGAATGAATGAGCCGTCCCCTTCCCGACCCAGCCTACAGACTTCAAGTGGCAATTCTAAACCGCGAAGTCTACAAGCTCGCAGACCGGGCTGGCGTCCTTGGCTCTGCGAAGAAATACCGCCCTGAATGGACGCTACAAGATGTTGAGCAAGAACTAATCTCCTATTTGCTTCACCTGACAAAGAACACAAAGTCAGGGTGGAATCCTAAAAGGGGCGCTTTCTCGACTTGGGTGACACTCGCAGCGACAGGATGGGTCTGCAAGCTGGGGCGCCGCAAGGGCGATCCAGCGAGCCCAGGATGCGCAGACGACGATGACGACTCCGACGACTATACCGACGCCACGGGTACTCCCGAAGACCTGCTAGAAGCTAAGCAAACAGCACAGGGGGCTCTCCGTGGTCGCCGCGTATAAGACAGCAAAGAAGGCGAGTAAGCCGTCAAAGAAGGTCAACTCCCCGTCCGTATGGGACGGAGTTTCTATGCGCGGCTTTTCTAAGCTGCTGCAAATCGTCGATAAAGCCACTGGCGACCTCATCCCGTTCAAGCCCTCGCCTGAGCAAGAGCAGATCTGGGCCGCGCTGGATCACTCGCCAGAAGCCAAGGTCATCGTCCGCAAAGCACGGCAGATTGGCGCATCGACCGCAGGACGTGCCTACTTCTTGCGAGAGTTCTTGCGAACGAAGACCCCGCACACGTATGTCTGCGTCGCGCACGTCTCCGCAGTTTCAGCCGAGCTCCGCAAGTTGGACGCCTTGTGGCTATCGCAGCTCAAGGAGCTCAATCCTCTTCTCGAAAGAAAGTTCAAGAAGTCCAGCGTTGGTAGAACTGAGCTGAAAGACACAGGTGCGAGCTCTATCAGCGCAACCGCGGGCCACACAGACGGCGTGCGAGGCATGGTCTTCCGCGGTGCGCATCTTTCCGAAATCGCGTACTACCAAGACCCTGTAGGGATGCTGATGGCCCTCGGCGGTCTGCGGGGTCGCGTGCTGATTGAGTCCACGCCGAACCGTCCTTTCGACAAGTTCCATGAGCTATGCAGCAAGGCGAAGCCGTGGGATCCCAATGACCCGCCCGAACCCGGCGAGTGGTGCATCGTGGACGTGTGGTGGCACGCATCGCCCGCGCATCGCCTTGCCGTCCCCGCAGGGTGGGAACCTACACCCGAAGAGAAAGAGCTTGCAGAAGAACTGAACCTTGACCATGAGCAGCTAAACTGGCGTCGAGCGAAGATCGCTGAGTTCTCAGAGGCAGGTGAGCCGGGCAACTTCCGCTTCCGTGTGGACTACCCCGCGAAGCCGTCTGAGTGCTTCCTTGCGCGCTCTGGCTCTTGGTATGAGCCTGACGAGATTGGACAAGTCGCGGCAAAGGTGGCATCCGCTCCCGACCGTCTGTGCATCCTCGAGCACCCGAAGGAGTTCGAGGGCTATTGCATCGGCGTAGACATCGGCGGTGGCGTCCGCAACGACTACAGCACCATCGTCGTGTACTCTGTTACTCTGCAAACAGTCGTCGCTACTTTCAGGTCTAATCAAATCAAACCATTAGACTTCGCTCGAAAGATAGTCGAAGTAGCGACCAAGTACAACAATGCCTTTGTACTGGTAGAGTCCAACTCTTTTGGCGGTCCTGTTATCGACCGAATGAAAGAGGTAGGATACCGCAGCCTCTGGCATCGGGAGTACAAGCCGTGGGTCACCAGTGAGGGCACAAAACAGGAAGCCCATGCCGCCCTTAGAGCGTTGATTGCCAACGGCTTGCTCGTTGCCACTTGTCAGTCAAGCTACATGGAATTGGCCGCTCTTTGCGTCCCGGCAGGCAAGAGAAACCCTGAAGCCCCCGCAGGCATGAATGATGACCTTGCCATGGCCCATGCCCTCGGCGCTGTAGCTCTCAGGGACGCCCCACCCTCTCACCGCAAGGTCCACCTGACGCCGCACCAACGCGCTGTCCGAGTCCGCGCTTTGCGTGGGTTACACTCTGACTGAGGAAATCTTCTATGCCTATGACCCCGCAAGCGTTCAAGCTCGTGTACGAAGCCCATCGGGAATACTGGTCGGGTCGTACTGATGAACTACAGAACGACCTAAATCTGTACAGGAATGGAGGCGAGGGCACACCTGTCCCTGTTGCCTTCCAAATGGTCGAATCATTAGTCGGTTCATTGTTCCTTCGAGCACCGGCAGTCATCGGCACGCCCGGCGTCTACGGCGAAGGCAGCCCCGAGCTTGCCGCAGCTTGCGCGAATGAGATTCTCCGCAAGTCCAACGCAAGCATTGAGAACGCCGTAAAGAGCGCCCTGGTGTTCCCAGGCGCCTACCTCGTTGTGGTTCCGGTCAAGGCCCGCAACCCGATGGACCGCGTTCGCGTGCTCCCCGCGCACACTTGGAGAGTCATTCGCGATGCCGATGCGCTGGACTGGGGCAGTTCTCGCTACGTCGGCCTGCTGACTGAGATCCCCCTTGACCAAGCCCTCGCTGACTACAGCAAGACCGGCATCGGCGATTGGATGCCGCATCCGAAGACTGAGACGTGGGACTTGGCGAGCAACGGACTTTCTCCGGTGGATGAGAAGTACGTCACTGTAGTCGATGTATGGCTGCCTCTCGAGGGTAAGCAGGTCGTTTGGTCTCCTGACTTCGCGGGTGAAGGCTGGGTCTATGAGGGAGAGGAGATTCAGGTAGGTGGGCGTGTAGAGGACCAAGAAGGACAGAATGATGCCGAAGTAGAGCGCATCGACGGGATGCTTTACTCATCTTCTGGCAGTCCGCTGATTCCGGTCATCCCGCTCAACTTCAACCCGGACCCGCTTGACCCCCAAGCCTCCCTGTCGTTCATCGGCGTCAACCGGCCGCAGCTGCAATCGCTCAATGAGGTGTCCACCGCACAGGACCTCATGGCAAAGAAGGCCCGTCGTCTCTATATGTGCAGCCCGGATGCCCTTGATGAAGCGAGTAGGCTGGCGCTCGAAGGCGGCGAGGATTCTACGGTCATCACGCCGCAGACAATGGGAGACGTTCCGCTCAGTGAAACCCTCGTCCCGCTTCCGCTTCTGCCGGTCCCGGCCGATGTACCGAACTACAAGGCGGCCCTTCTTCAAGATCTTGAGAAGGCGTCGATGATGCCTGGGTTCACGCTCGGGCAGGCATCGAAGGCAACGGCAACCGAAATCTCGCAGCTTGCAGCCTACGCAGACACCAAGCTCGGCAAGATGGCAAGCACTCTGGCTCAAGCCGTAGCGCAAGCCGCTGAGTGCGCTGTAGCTCTTCTCCGCGTCATGCTCGGGGATGACATTGAGGCGGTCTCTCTGCCCCGCCCTCTCGGTCCAAAGCTCTTGTCTGCAAAAGACTTGGAAGGAGACTACAGCTTTGTAGCTGTAGACGGCGCCAACACCCCGGCGTCCATCTACCAGCAGCGGCAAGACTTGGAGCGACTGGCCCCCCTTCTGTCGAGTCTCGGCGTTCCTCCGCGCGCCATTCTCTCGGCGATGGTACGCGGGTACAACCTTCCTGAAGAGTTCCTTGTAGTGCCAGAAGTCCCCCTCACTCCTACTGCAAAAGACGAGGTGCCCCTTGATGCAGAAGTCCAGTAAGAACATGCCCGACCCCACGCCGCCGCCCGACCTTCTCGAAGCCGCTGCGGAGGCTGACGCCGAAGTTGTGGATGACCTGTTGGAGAAGCTCGGCCCGGTCATGGACAGCATGAGCCCTGCCGAGCGCAAGGCCCTGGAGTCCGCTGCGCTTGCGCTGGCGTCTAAGATTGTCGGAGAGACAATCCCCGATGACCAGAAGCTACAGGCTTTCGCCGTGGCCCTGACTTCGATGAACGCTTTTCGGCAGTCTCTAGGTGAAACAGAGATTGACCCTGAAGTCATCAACCCAATGATGCTTACCTCAATGATTGAGGACTTGATTCGGGATGAAGACTTCTTCGAGTTTATCGAGGGAGACGTAGATGTAGGTGAAGAGATGATGGATGAAGAGATGAAGGATGAAGATACGATGGAAGAAGAGGGTTCGATGGTCGAGCCCGCCAAGGCCATCATGAACCGCCGTTCAACCCTGATGGGAGCCATGTAAACATGCTTCGCAACGGACCCGACATCCTCGCCCTCGCGGCAGATATGCCCGAACCCGCGACTTCCGAAGACACCACCACCGTTGAGGCCGCAGAGCCCGAAGTGGAGTCTGAGGAAGTAGGGTCCGAGCCTGAAGCCGCTCCTGTCCCCGAACCCGCACCCGCACCCGTGCCGAGCACCAAGCTCGGCTGGGCTGCATCCTTGAAGGCCCTGGAAGACGCTGGGCAGAGTGAGCTTGCCGCTCATGCCAAGCGGATTCAAGCCGACGCCACGCGCAAGACTCAGGAGGCTGCGCAAGCCCGGCAGGAAGCCGCAGCGATTTTGGCAGAGGTTCGCGCATTGAAGGCGAGTCTCTCAGCCCCAGCGCAGCCCGTAGAAGACGCAGCGACCATCGACCCGTGGGATTCCGCTGCCCTGCGAGCCATGGCACAGCGCGAGGCGAAAGCTCTTCTCGAGGCTGAGCTTGCTCCGATGCGCGCTGCGAAAGAGGCCGAAGCCAAGGCACAGGCTACTGCCCGCAAAGAAGCCGAGTTGGACAACTGGATTGACGCTCATCCTGACTTCGCGGCGGATGAAAGTCTACAAGCCGAAGTCGCTGAGTTGATTCAGCAGACTCAGGCTAAGGGACGTTTCATTCATCTTGATGATGCCTACACGGTCATCACGTCCCGCCGTGTAGCTGCCGACGCTGCGCGCCTTCAGGCTGAAGCCAAGGCCCGTGCCGAGGCCAAGGCCAAGGCGGTCGCAAAGACGCAGGCAGGAGCCAAGAGCACCGGCGTCGTCTCTGCACGCCGCAAGCCTGCCAGCGCCTTGTCCGCAGCAGAAATCATGGCACTTGCCCGGCAGGGATAGTTGCCCTGGTTATCGTTGGAAGTAGCACGCCCCGGCTTCTCGGATCCCGTGTCAAGCATGGCCCTCCCCAAGCCGGGAACCCGCCGAAGACAGTCAATCGCTCGTGTTCTTGACCCAAAAGAGGTGCTTTCATGCCTACGCCGATTTCGAGTATCGCCAACCGAGTCCTTCCCCTGCTCATCGCGCAGGCTGAGGACTCCACCTTTGCTGCCAACAACGTCCTTCGTGCTTTCGGGGCTGCCCCCAACAGCATCAAGGTCATCAAGGGCGGTGGCGAGTCCATCATCCAGCCGGTGTCTCTCGGCTACCACTCCCAGGCCACCGAGATCCTGACCGGCGCGGATGCCTACGCTGACCTCGACACGACCGTTGGTCTGATTGAGAAGAAGGCCACCGCGGACTACGCTGAGTTCTTCCAGCCGATTCGGATCTCCGAGTCGGAGTTGAACGCCATGAGCTCCGAGGGTGCGGTTGACTTCCTTCAGGACCGCGTGACCAACGTGATCGAGGATATGGCCGACCGGATCAGCCTGAGCGTGCTCCAGGGCGCCGCTGCTCCCGCTGCGCGTCGGTTCTCGAGCCTTGAGACTCTGAACGGCATCGGCAGCACGACCGGCTGGTTCCAGGGCGTCGCCCGCGGCTCGCAGACCAACACCGTGCTCGGCCTCTCGCAGACCGCCTTCCGCGACTTCGGCTGGTTCTCCCAGTTCGACACCGCGGGCGGCACCCTGACCGAGAACGACGTTCGTACAGTCATGACCGGCATCCGTGCGCAGAGCGGCATGAACCCCGACGTGGCCCTTGTCTCGGAGGAGTTCTTCAACAAGCTGGCGAACTTGGTCGATTCCAAGATTCAGTATCTCAGCCTTGAGAAGCTGGGCTTTGGTACTCTTCAGCAGGAAGTCCCGGTCTACAACGGCTGCGCGATGTTCGTTGACGCCCGCATGGGCTTTGACGCGGACGCAGGCGGTGTCGGCACCGACTTCATCGACGCATACTTCCTCAGCTCGAAGTACCTGCGCGTGAACGTCGCGACCTACCAGGGTGGCGGTGTGGCCGCAGCGCGCAAGAAGCTCGGTGTGAACAACGGTCCCGCTCTTCTCAGCGTGTCCGAGTTCGTGCGCGACCCCCGCGCCCCGGTCTACGTCGCCACCGTGAGCGCCAAGCTCCAGTTGACGACTTCCCGCCTCAACGCCCATGGCGTTCTCACCAACGCCTGATCGCTATAGGCGTGCGGACAGGTAACAATCCCTAAAGATTGAGGTTTACGCCATGAGCTTCTACAACCTTCCCCTCACCGTCGCCAACGGCGGACCTTCCCCGACTTCCACCGAAGAGCGTACCTTCCTGTCCAGCGGTGCCATCACCGCAGGCCAGTGGGTCAACTTTGACTACGCCAAGACCGGCGCTGACAAGGTTGTGTACGTGACCGTGCAGGACACTTCCGGTGGCGCCGTCGCCATTGGTGTTCCCGTCATCGGTGTGGCGCTCAACACCACCACCGCGGCGAATCAGGAAGTGCGGGTCTGCATCGCGGGCTACTGCGCTGTCGCTGCCGTCGCGACCGGCTCCACGTCTGGTCTCGCGCTTGCGCTGGACACCACGACCTCTGGTCGGGCGACCATCGCTGACGCTGCCAACGTGAACGTCTGCGGCGTGGCCCTCGCTGATGCGGTCAGCAACGCCGCGCCGGTGCTGGTCTACCGTCAGGTCTGAGTCTCCCCCGACAAGGACTTAGGCCCCTTGTAGGTTATCGTAATCTACAGGGGGCCTTCGCATGTCTACTCTCGCAAATCTCCGCGCTGCCGTCGCCGCGAACTTGAACTTCGACCCCGACAATGAGACATATGAGTCAGACTTGGACGGGATCATCAACCGCGCGCAGACAAAGGTGCTGGGCTCTCACCGCTGGTCTTTTGCGCAGAAAGACTACATCGTTAGAGTCTTTCCTGACTACACAGAAGTCGGAATCCCGGTCATTCTCGGGCAAGACTTCGTGGACTTGTCCCTCATTTCGGCGGAAGCTCGAGCCGCCCTTGATGGGCACACGCTATTCCTGACTTCTTCTACCAATGTCCAGAGTCAGACCTACAACATTAGCTTCGCGGATTTGGCTGGTATTCGGGTCTACCTGACCAGCCCGATTACTCAGGCGACGGGCACCTACACGGTCACTGTGCAGTACCGGGAGATTCCCCTTCCCGGTGACACCGCAAGCGTTGAAGGTCTTCTCGACTTGTCGGTAGGCATCCCCGAACCGCAGCGGGCGATGACCAAGCTCAACCGGGATGCGATTCGGCTTGACCCGAATACTACTGGCCGAAGCCTGTACTTTATCCCGAGTACAAGCGTAAAGACTCCGACCCCAAGGGCAGTGTCCGGCGTCGCAACGGTCGCAGGTGTAGCGCAGGGTGTCCGCACCATCTTCGTCTACCAGACCTACAGTCTTGCGGGCCGAGAGTCTGCCTTGTCTGCCCCGGTTGAGTACAACCTCACCGACATTCAGACCTTGACCTTCACCGCACCTGCCATTCAGCCGAGAACCGGCCTGTACCGCAAGTTCTACTTCTCTTGCCCCCAGGTCGGCATCAAGCGCCCTGTACTTGTTGATGCCTCAGTTCCTAACGGAATTGATCCTCTGGGCGGTGTGACCCTCACGCCCGACCTTAGCCTTGCCACAATCTCCACCGAAGATTTTCTGACAAACACAATTCCCTACACCGCGCTCGGGCAGTACCAGCGGTTCAACCTCTGGCCGCATCCCGCGTTGGTGACCGACTACCAAGCTCGCGTCATGATCTTGCCGCAGCCGATGATTGAGGACGGGGACACCCCCCTGATCCCGCCAGACGCAGCGCAGGTCATCGAATACGAGGCGACCTCCAATAACGCTTTGCGGCTGGACAACTCGAGCCTTGCTCAGATGTACCGAGAGCTGCGGAATTCAGCGTTTCGGCAGATGAGCCAGACCTACTTGCTGATGAGCACCGCACCCGTCGTGATGATGGGCAGCGCGGGCTCAACTAAGGGGCCAATCTCTCTCGGCCCCTACAAGGTGATTCCATGAAGACTGGCCTACAGATTGCAGTCAACGCTTCCAGCGCAGGACTTCTTCGCGGAGAGAACCTGATCTGGTCTACAGCGTTCCGCGGTTCCACGGCTGGACCGAATGGCGGTGGGTGGAGTTCGAGGCTCGGCTATGAGCCGTACTTCCCCAACATCGCAAACGGCTACGCACCTTTCAGCGCCCTTGGTCCGATTGACTCCCTGTACGTCGGGTCATCGAACGGGACACCTGCGACCTACTTCGTTCTCTTCGAGAGCGGGGGCACTCTCTACCTACTTCACGACTTCGGCGGCAACACGCCGAGCATCCTTGCCCTCGCCACCAACAGGTTCATCCCGACGCGGCTGACTCCGGTGACGCAGTACACGCCCATCGCAGACGGCGTGTTGGTGACCAACGGCCAAGACACTCCGTTGCTGGTACAGCCCTGGCCTCTGCCCGGAATCATCGTGGCCCCTGGAGTTGTAGCGCAGATTGTCCGCCCCTTCGGCATGAAGACCCCGAGCCCTGTAGCGCCCTTGGGTGTCACTCCCGTTGACGCCACTTCTGGTTCGGCTTCTTCGACCATTACGGAGACAACTGGAGATTCTGTCCAGATTTGGTGGAGCACTTCTGGCTCGGCCCTTGGCTACCCGAATCGCGCAGGCATCGGCTACTCGACAACTCCCGCTGCCGAAGTGCGAGCCAACGCCTTCACCTACAAGGTGAGCTTTGTTTCTGACCTTGGCGGGGAGTCCCCGTTGTCGGACGCGACCGTGTTGAGCTGGGAGAGTCCGCAGAACCAGAAGAACAAGGCACGGCACGTCCCCGCCGTCCGCATCCCGCTTGGGCCCCCTGGAACGGTCGCGCGCCGACTGTGGCGCAGCCAGAACTGGGCCGATGAGGCCCCGTCCGAAGGCGACGATGCGATTTATCTGAGCATGACCATCCCCAATAACGTCGATGAACTCGTCTTCGACTCAACACCGCCGAACGGGCTCGGTGCCTTGGAGCCGTTGCCCGGTGACCGCATTGAGCTCCCCATCGCGACCCCGATGTTTGCAACGACCTTTCTCGGTCGATTGTTTATCGCTGGTAGTACCGATGACCCCTACACGGTCTTCTTCAGCAAGGTAGGTCTTCCCGAATGGTTCTCCGCAGGTGACCAAGTGACGCTGCCTGCCGATGGTGGGGCGATCACGGGGCTTGTGGCCCATTACACGACCCTTCTTGTACTGCGGGAGCGGAGCCTTGATGTCATCGGTCCAGGGACCGCTTCAGGCTTCACAGCGACCACGCTTCTTGCCGGTCTGGAATGTCTCGCGCCGCACTCGGCTGTAGGCACGCCCTTCGGCGTGGTCATGGCAGCCCGTGACGGGCTCTACCTTGCCGAAGGCGGCACGGTCGGCGGCGCCATCACTTCAGCCCTCAAGCTGTCAGACGGGCCTTCCATCGCTGAAGTGTGGGAGCGGGCCATCGCGCCCAACGGGGCTTCTCTCGCCCGAGCTACAGCGGTATGGGACACCAAGCGGCAGGAATACTGGCTGCAAGTCCCGGCCAACGGAAGTGACAAGCTCGAGCTCGGAGTTGTCTGGCACCCTGGCGCAGTGTCTCCCGAAGGTGGACAAGCCTTCACGCTTCGCAAGGGATGGCCGGTCGGCTGCTTTGCCACTCTTCCGAACGGGGAAGTCATCTTCGGGCATCACACGGGCGCCTTTGGGCAGACCCCGCAGCCCGCCGGGCTCTTCGTCGCATCTTCAAGGCGCGCGATGGGCTTGAACTTCGAGCAAGACACCTACAAGAGAGCGCCCGCGCCAAAGTCGGTCTACCGCAGCTTGTACTTCGACTTCGGAGATCCTGCGCAGCTAAAGACCATCAACTACGTCACCCTGTACGTTCTGAGCACGGGCAACGTGGAGATCACCCTTGAGTCTGCAATCAACGGCACCGGACCTTACACGCCCAGCAAGCCGTACAAAGCCCAGCCGAGCCCCGGCCCGATCTTGCCCGTCTTCGCGGCTTCACTGACGGACACGGACGGCGCCAACTTGCCTTTGACTCAAGTTCTACTCGATGACTACAACTCGGCGATGGGCATGGCAATTCCGATTCGTTTCTCTGTAGGAGAACGTCGCTGCAATACCTTCAGCTTCCAGTTTCAGACGACCGATGACGTTATATTCCTCGGATTCGTTGTCGAAGGAAACGTAGCGCCAGACGCCATGCGCGGCCAAGGAGGTCAGCGATGAAGACCTGGGTGACTCACGAGACAAGACCTGAGCACGCTGTACTGCCCGGAGGCATGGATCAGGAGCTAACTGCGCTCCGGTCTAGCTTCGGCGGGCTTGACCGTGCTCAACTTCCAGCGGACTCTTTTGGAGAGCTTCAGTTCGCGCAGTACGCCAAACACCGAATCTGGACCGCGTTCAAGGCGCAGCAAGACAACGTGGTGGACACGTCCGTAGACGGGGACACGTCTTGGCGTTCCTTCACCGGAGCGAGCAGCCAAACCGGCCCGATGCTCTTTCAGCAACTCACGCTGACCGGGCACAAGGGCGGGAACATCATGGTCAACTGGTCAGCCAACGTGCTGGTCAGTCAGTGGATGAGCTACACGGTCAATCAGCCATCTTCTCGCAACCCGAATCATATCGGCTTGAAGATTGTCATTGGTGGTCTGACGGTCGCTGAGCGCATCGGTCCTTGTCAGCCGCATGACTCCTTCCAGCTTACAGGGTCGGCGCAGATTCCAGCGGGCGACCCGGTGTGCAGTCTCTACTGGTCAGTCACTCCGAATGGCCCCGATGACATTCTCGAGGACGTGACCAACAATGCCCACTTGATGCGAGCGCATCTTTTTGGCTCGAAGTTCTTCGCGATTGGGAGGTTCCGGTGAGCCAACTACCTGCCCGTAAGGCTCTGTCTGATGAGCCCGTCCTTAGCGCCGCGAACCTCAACACGCGGTTCACCGACTTCGCTTCGGCTACTGCATCTATTGACGCAAATAACTTGCGCGATGGAGCGGTAGACCTTTCACAGTACGCCGCTCAGCAGATTGTCCGACCCGGTGGCGCCTTCACAGAGACTTTGGGCTGCGATGCCTGGGACACTGCCACCAACCTCTTGACCACGATTTTGACCGCAACTCCAAGCCCAGCACCGGCTACTCCTGTCCCGGTGACTGATGCCTCTCTCGCCAATGCGAGCATCATCAACTTCGGAATTACCGGGAGGACAATCACCCTTGTAGACGTGCTCCGCGTGAGCTGGTCCTTGAAGGCCAATCTCTTCTTCGTGGGAGCGCCATACGACACGGCCGGAGCCTTGGGCCAGTTCGACATTTCTAACTTCGCGCCTGCGACCATCACTGTGACCGATGGTATGCACGCGGTTCCTTTTTACTTGGAATGGGACATTACAAGTAATGCCCTTGCCAATTGGGTCGCAGTTCCAGGGCAGACCACCTTCCAGACTCCCATCAACATCCCCGCAGGCGGTGTGACCGCAGGCAAGATTGAAGAGTGCTCCGCAGCAACCTTCTTCCCCGCTTGGGTGACACGCGGAGTCGGAGTTAACGACGGAAAAGCTACAGGGGATGCGACCTACGCGCGAGGATGGCGCACGGTTCGAGGAAGCTGGCTCTACACGCCGCCCGTGGGCGTCACTTGCTATGGCATCCGCGTGGTCTTCATGCCTGCGCTGTACCATCCTTGCACGCAGCTTGTGACGGGCACGGCCTTTATGGCGTATGACCCAATTGCTTCGGTGGATTGCACGCTCTACACGCAGTCAGGCTTCATTACAGCCATTGTTCAACGACTCGGCTGAGAGGACTTCGCGATGCCCTTTTCCCCACCAAACACTTTTACGACCAAACTTGTCGCATCCGAATTCTCAGGAAACTCCGATGCGCTGCGCGTCTACTTGCATGAGGGCATCCCCACGTCTGACATAGCCGCCGTTGATGGCTTCAACACTCGGCACATTGTCGGTCCTCCACTCTATGACCCGACTTCTGGCATCCAGCATGGGGTCACGGGACACCAAGGCGGTCTAGTCAGCACGTCCAGCCTGACTCGCCTGACCTTCACCAGTCAGAACATCAACGGCGGGGACGCTGGTTATTGGGCGCCGATTCCGCTCATGAGCTTGAGAATCGAGGTACGCCGCCGGTCTGACGTGATCATCAACTGGTGGGCTGAGTGCATTAGCGGACCTGATGACCGTCCGTTCTCTGGCACTACGGCAGTTCGCACTTCTTGGATCTCTTTCTGGCAAGGCAGCCCAGCCTTCACTGAGAAGTCCAGATCAAGTCTGCATCCTACCAACGTGCATGGCTTCGAGGCCAACGCGCCCTATGAAGTCGCTCCTGACCTTCCTTGGGAGTTCAGCGGATGGAACGACGCCGAAGGTTCAGCGGTGCTCTACAAGTGGGCCGACAACGTGGTAGCCCCGATTACCTGCGGCTTGTCCGCCTTTGGTTCCATCCGGCGAGTCGCGGTGCTCAACTTCGGCGTCACCATCGAGTCCTATACCTGAACGGTTACAGTCCAACGAGGCGGTGAAGCCATGGCTAAAGAAGACTTCGGTCTCCGAGAGAAGGCGATGATCGGGGCAGGCGGCCTTGGGATTCTCGGCAGAATTGCCGGGAGCGTCGGTGCGGCACAGGCCGCACGGGCCATGTTTTCGGATGAAGACGCCCGCAGGCTGGAAGCCCTGAAGAGTCGCCGTGCTCAGGGCGCTCTTGGGTTGTCGGAGAATCAGCGGGGCTTGCTCGAGGCAGGCGCGCAAGTGCAGCGCGGGGCTGCGCTGCGCGACCTACAGGCCATGCCGAGCGCGATGGCCCCCAGCAACCGGGAGTCCTTCCTCAACGCGCTGGGCACTCAGACCGCCCTGATGGAAGCCCGGCAGGCATCGGCCCGTGACATCGCCAAGGTGGACATGGATGCAGCCGCACAACAGCGCGCAGAAATCAGCACCCTTGCCGGTGAGCAGTCTACAGCCGAAGCCGCCAGAAAGGCCGCGCTGCTTAGTGCCCTCGGTGGAACCGCAGAAGTTCTTGGCACAACTGGCGCAGCCGTCGCAACCAGCATCGCAGACAAGCGGGCCAAGGAGGCGGAAGACCGGGCCGGTGTGGAAGCCGAGCTCGCAATCGTCAGAGAGCTTCGGACTTCAATGGGTCAACCGGCCCCCATGGCAGCCGGCCCTCTCGGCACCTTCTCTGGCTTCTACTTGAACCCTTCCTCGACTTGGCGGTGATTCATGCCTTCTTACGCTGAGGTCGTGACCCAGACCTTCCTGCCTGCACAGGCGGCAAAGCTCCGTTGGGAGTCCGCTAAGACTGTGGCGGGTGAGCAGTTCAACGCTCTGGCTGAGCAGCGCAGGGCCATTGAAGAGGTTCGCTACCGGCGTCAGCAGTACGCAGACACCGTCGCCGCCTCTGACAGCAGCACCGACGCCTTTGCGTTTCAGGCGCTACAGGCCGTAGCCGCGGCTGCACCCAAAGACCCTGCCGCTCGAGCCGCCGCGGAGCGCGTTGCGGACAAGCTTGTTGCGGACACACTATCCGCAGTAAAGGCGCTGCCCTTTGGGGAAGATCAGTTCAAGCGGGGCGGGGGCCAGGTTGCGACCGTAGAGAACGCCTTGAAGGCATCCCGCTTCATAGAAGAGTGGCAGGCTGCTAAAGCAGCCGCAGAGTCCAGGGGGTACCCCACGGAAGGGCTGCTGATGCCCGCTACTCTCAAGTCGAAGAAGGCGCTGGAAGCTGAGGTGGATAAGGGGGACGCTGCGGCCAAGGCTGAGCTTGATAAAATGCGCCTAGGTGGGCGTGAACTATTCGACCTTGCGGACAACATGGGCTCCCGCGCCTTTCAGGGAGGGGCCAAGGGACGTGAGTTCTACGACAGCCTGACTGATGATCAGCAGCAGCTTTCTCGCATCTACGCATCGGCCCTGATGGGTGATGGCGTAGTCACGGAAAACGAGATCCCCGGAGGTCGTTTTGAAGAAGCCCGCAAGCTGCATGACGAGATCGCACGCAGAGGTGCATACCGCCGTGGAGAACGGCTCGCCTTTGATCCCATCTTTCTTGAAATGCAAAAGGGTTTGGCTGCGGATGAAGCGAGTCTGAAGGAGACTGAAGCCCGTCTGAAGGGGAAGACCAAAGAGACTCTGGCCGAAGAGCTCTACACGGGTGCGACGGAGCGGGCTGCGATTCCTCCCTTGCTCCGCAGTCTCGAGCCGGAAATGAAGCGGTACTTGGACGGCTTCACCGCTGCGCAGGCGGCAGACCCGAAGACCGACCCCGAGTCCTACCTTCGCTCGAAGATGACTGCCCGTGAGGCCAAGGGCTTCTCGGCTGCATCGGCTATGGCCGCATCGGGGATGCGCGCAGCCGACATTATGGACAATCTTCAGGCGCTAAGTCCTGAAGAGCGTCGCTCGGTCATGGGTGCTCTGGCCTCTCGTGATGCCATTGTTTCTACGCAAATGAAGGTTGCCCCTGGTACACCTCTGCCTGAGATCGAGAAGATTCAGACGGAGGACCGCCGTGCTCAAGAGGCTGAGCTTGCTCGCGCCGAGACTCGTCTACAGCGCCGTCTTCGGCAGCTTGATGAGTCTCTCGCCGTTGGTCGTGAGTCCGGTTTCGGCGGCATTGTCAGCCCCGACACGGGGGCACGTCGCGCGCCCGTAGACCCCCGAAGGGAAGTTCTGATGGGCGCCCTGAGCCCTGAAGAAGAGGTCACACAAGCCCGATTGTCCGATGAAGCTGAAGTCGAGCGCATCGCCGCTGAACGAGACCGTGAACGAGACCGTACTGCGGCCTTCAAGCGTACAGCCGATGCGGACATGTTGGAGACCCCGGAAGAAGTCGCCGCCGTCGAAGAGTTCCGTCGTCGTCAGGCTTCAGGGCAAGGCATGGGCTTGACCCGTGAGCAGCTCTTGATGAACATCTCGGAAGAGCCCCGGATGGACTTCGAGCGCATGAGGCTTCGCGCGCAGGAAGATGGGAAGTCTTCCCCCGTTCCGATGGATCTTCCCGCGGCGCCGCAAGGTCGGGTGTTTACCCCGGCTGACCGTCCTGAAGCACCTGCGCCTGCGCCTGTCGATACTCGCCGTAGAATCGACCTTGATGCACCGGCACCTATGCCGCCGAAGGCGATTGAAGATATGACCGATGAAGAGCTTCGAGCCTTGATTGGAGGTCAGTAATGGCGACGCCAGCCGAGATTGAAGCCGCCCGTCGCGAGCTTGCGCGCCGCGAACTTGAACGACGTGACAAGGCCCGGCGGGAGACTGCCGCGCAGGAACAGCCCGTCGTTGCACCTCGCCCCGCACGCCCACGCCCCGCAAGGGCGGTGGCCCCCGTGGCTGCCCCTGTAGCGGCGCCTGCGCCTGCGCCAGTACCAGCGCCTACCCCGGCGCCTGCCCGCCCTGTAGCTACTGTGCAGTCTCTCGCTGAGCGGGCGGCTGCTTTGCGCTTGTCTGGTCAGCCCGACAAGGCCATGCTTGTTGAGCGGCAGATTGACGCCATTCGTGCGCGGGAGAAGAAACAGGCAGAAGAGAAGGAAGCTGAAGTAAAGGCGGCCGAATCTCTCGCCAAAGGTCGTGAGACTGCCGCTAGCGCGAATATCACTGCGAGAGAGACAGACGCGCCTTCCCGCCCTTCAATCCCCTTGGATTTGCCAGAAATCGAACTGGCCTTGATCCCGACCCCTGGTTCGCTCGCGCAGGCGCTTGACGTTCAGCAGGTCGCAGAAGAGCGCGCGCAAGAAACGTCCACGCGGCGTGGATTGCCCCTCAGCGAAACGGCCGCGCTGATTGAACTGGAGCGGGAGCAAGAGCGGGAGCGCCGTGCGCGCACCGTCAGCGCAGGTGGAGTGGTCGAAGAGGGCCCTACTCCTATTCTCCCCATCCTGCGTCCCACGCGGATTCAGGAAGTTCCTCGCGCCTTGCTCGAAGAGCCTGAAGTGCAAGAGGACAGCGCCTTTGGGGAGTCCATCCCCTTTGGTGAGTCTGAGCAGGGCCAGCCGGTCACGGGCACCGTTCGGGCGTACCGTGATCCTTCGACGGGCAAGTACAGCCTGCCCACCGCCGGGCAAGAGCTATGGGAATCCTTTGCCCGGCAGCCCGTGATGAGCGAGTCGGATGCGCTTGCCTTCGCGCTTGAGCAGACCGACGCTTCTCCTGAGAGGAAGTCTGCCCTTCGGAATGTTCTGACCCAGCGGGTTCCGGGGCAAGGCATCGTTGAGACACCGTTGGGTGCCTCTCTGCGCGCCGTTGGTGCGCTGGCTCCCGCTTTTATCAACACCGCGTTGATTGGTCCTTTGCTCTACGCGGCTGACGTGGAGACGACCCGTGGAGATCCAGCGGCTTTCGGCGCTGACCCGACCGCTAAGCGCAAGGTCAGCCGAGCGGGGGAGTTCGAGAACTTCGGAGACCTCCTCTCTGAGTACGCCGAGGGCATCCAACAGGGTCGCGGCATCGGGGATGAGCTCGCGCAGATTCCCGCTCTGGTCAAGGCGACCGCCAAAGTGTCGGGCGAGAATGAAGAGTACGCCCGCAACGCCCTGTGGGCGACCGGCACCTTGTCTGAGCTTTTCCTTCCCGTGACCCCGGCCGGCTTGCCGGGCAAGGCTGCACAGGCAGCCAAGCTGGGAGCGACGGCCGCGGGCGGCGCAGCCAAGCTCGGGACCAAGGTAGCTGCGCGTGTTGCACCGGCCACAACGGCCGCAGCAATCGCCAAGGCGGGTGCTGCCCAGCGCGCAGTCGGCGCCGTGTCGGACGCCGCTACAGCGCCAGTCAAGGCCGCTGCGGGGGCTGTCCGTGACCGCGCCCTTCTCGGCACCATCGCCAAGAGGACTTACCCTGAAATCGCCAAGGACATTCCACGTCTTGCCAGCGAAGACGAGATCATCCGTGTTCTACAGAGCAAGGGCAGGGCAGGACTCGGAGCCGGGGATGACGCACGCGCCATTCTTCGCGCGCAGGTTCCTGACAGTCTGGTTCAGATCTCTGACTCTGTGGCCGCTCGCAAGGCCGTCGCATCGCAGCTTCTCGCGGATGCACAGGCTGAGGTCAAGCTACAGACCGCAGCGCGGGCGATGACGCCTGCGGAGGCATCGGCTCTTCTCGATGATATTCTCGTAGCTAAAACAAAGGCAGGAAAGCCCGGCCTCAAGCTCATGGATGAGCTTACTGTCCGGTCCCTTAGTCCCGTGCCTCCGGGCGTTGAGCCAGGGCTCTTCGATGGCATTGTGGCTCGCACCTTCGCCGCATTG